GTTGATTGTTTTTGCCTGTTTCCTGGAGATATTAGCCATGTCAGCGACTATCTGATGAAAATCCGCATCATCCTTATCAAATTCTTCCTGAAGACTCTCTGTGCCTGGTAGACCCAATTTGATCGCATAGTGCACAACAATACGTGGTTCTTGCTGTGAGTAGTCAAAGCTACCCCATTTACACCCTTCTTCTGGTATAAATAATTCTCTCATTTTACTACCGATATAACCCTTGGCTGGTATCTGTTGTAGATTAGGATTAGACATGCTGAATCTGCCGGTGACTGTGCCACCTGTATCTGATCTTATCTGATTTATATCCGCATGTATTCTACCATCATGCACATACTCTAACAATCCATCTATGAAAGTATTGACTGCCTTGTCATATTCTCTTGCCTTTGCAATCATACGCAGACATTTATTATTGTGTGTGCGTAGATAATCTTTTGGTAATTGTGGCATCTTAGATTTAGGAGTGACCTTGTAATCTTTTATGTGTAAGTGATCTAATAATTTCTTGATTGATGCTGCAGCCCAGATGTCAACTCTTATGGTTGTAATTTTTTCTATTGCATTTATTATTTGGTCTCTACGTTTTTTGAGATGTCTTCCAAACAGGATAGCTTTTGACCGATCTATTTTAACTCCTTTAAATTTCATGTCAACCAAACATAAAAATAATTTTGTTTCTAATTCAAATATTTGTTTACAAGTTTTTTG